CAAAACTTCGCGACGTTCTAGCCTGTCGTATGCGCGCGCCCCCGTCGCTAGAGCGGATCGTCGTTCGATTGTCTGCGCCATCACGGACCGTGGTACTCGACTCGATAAAGCCGTCGAAAATCGTGGACAACTCCGCGTCGGGATAGCCAGCTTGCAGCTTCAAGCGACGGGGCTCACCTTCCGTTGCCTCACGCGTGCTTTGCGAGAGATTGTAAAGCGTGAGTTCGCAGGTATTCGGCTCGCGTTTCAGTGAGCGCACTGCGTCGAAAGACATATCAAGATTCGACAGATCGATGCCGTTGATATTCGCAGTGATGCGTCTCCCGTATAGTCGAGTCACTCGGCTACCGCTTCGACGTAGACTAGAGAAATGGACGTACCCAATTCGGCATACCCTGCGTCGTACTCGTAGCGCCAAGGGTCAAGTGGAGTGCTACCAGGTGCGACTGCAAAAAGTTCCCCCGGGGGCCTACGTGGACCCCTTACGCGCTGGCGGAGCAGTGGCACGTTGGTGCCGATGCGGATCCCCTCGATGATCGGCACGGAATCAAAATCCGCGATGCTCAGATACCACACGCTCTCGCGCTGATTCCATCGCATGTGGAGGACGTACGTACGTCCGTCGAGCGGTACGCGAATCCGGTAGTCCGGGGTACGAGATTTCAGATTGATTCGACGGGTGCCCATGCGTCAGCCTAGCAGGTCAGAAAGGAGGCTCGACGTACGAACCTCCCCGGGAGTCGCTTCCCCCGTCGCTTCGGTCGTGTTTGCTCGGGTGACGGCGCGAAGTTCAAGGGGTTCTGGCAAGGACTCCGAGCGGGAAGACACCACCCGAATCTGTCGGAGACTGAGAGTACAGACCACCATCCCCCTCGCGTCTTTTGGGGTGGATGCCGCGGCAATAATCATGTTGTCGAGCACATCTACCGCAGTGGCTACACGCACCGTGACGGATGCTTCGTGCATCGCTTTTAGATGCGCGTACCAGGTGGTAACCCGGCTGAACTCCCGCTCAAATTCGCGTGTAGTCACGTCGGCGTTACGGGGAGTCAACTCGATTTCCCCTGCGCTCCACTTCGGGAGACTAGCGGGGATGAAAGCGCCCAACCCGATGTTGCGCCTACCACGTCCAGGAACCCCCAGCGTGGGGGGCAATCGGCGCTGGGCATCGGGAAGCGGGAGGGTCCGCTTTCGGCTCTCGGATTGGATTCCCTCCGCAGAGATGAGCGGGTGCTCGGTAACGATGACTTCGAGCTCTAGTGTCGCTTGATTTCTCCGCACGTGATCCGTAATCGGCGATCCTTCTTCGATCGTGTGCTCCGTGACGATCGACGATAGCTCGTGTCTTTCGCGTACCGCTGCATCGATCTCCAACACCTGCAAGGCGCCACCGTCCGTGATGTAGGATATCTCGTAAATCATATGCCCGACGGTTCCGGTCCGCGTTGCAAGCTGCCGAGCGCGTTCTGCAATCCGCGCTGTGATTCTTCCTCTACCACGCGACGAATTTCATTGGGAAGCTCTCGGTTGGTAAGCCCGGAAACGTTGACGGTAATCGGCGCTGCGTTGACTACTTGCGAGGTACTCGCCGCTGCTCTTCCTTCAAGCAATTCTTGCACAGGGATTTGCCTCTGCGTCTGTTGGCGCGCAAGCAAAGCAGCGGAAAGTTCTATATCTTGCTCGCGCCTTTCGTCCGTCCCAAGCTTGGGATTCGCCACCATAATCCGATCCCTGCGTTCCTGCGCACGCGCGTAGCGCTCACGTATCTGATCCGGTGAACCGCTCGTTCGCGTAGCGATTCGGCCGTTGGCTCGGCGCTGATTTGAATCATTCCTCGCAGTAGTCAAGGCACGATCGAATTGCGTCTCCGGACCAGCTTCCGACAGCTCCGGTAGTACCGCGCTAAGTCCAGGGATAGTGCGTAGCCAATTGTACATTTCCTTTAGCGCTTCGTTGACCGCGTTGATCGCGAGAACCGCCGCACCTGCGCCGAAAAACTCGTCGAAGAATGACCCGATGACGCTCTGCCCGCCGGTGAAAAGCTGTATCAGATCGTCCACGATTAGGACGATCGCCGCTATGCCTGCTACCACCAACGCGCCGATTAAGATCGGCACCGCGAAGGCTGCAAGCTGCGCAACAGCAAGCGCGCCGTAATACACAGTGAGACCGACGGCCAGAACGCCTAGCGTGATGAAAAACGCTTCGATGATGGTCGACTTTTCAGCTAAGTGATTGAAACTCGCGACAAGCCCCGTCACTACGTCTGTGAGACGCTCCATGGTAGGCATGAAAAGCAAGGCGATTTTCGACTTCACACCCAGAAGCGAAAGCTCGTATCGCGCTGTCGCATCCGTGAGCCGAACGCTAGCATCAATGGCCTCTTGCGAGATGCCCCCGCCGAGCTTTTCCAGCTCGGCCAGTTGCCCTGCTAGTGCCTCCTCCCCCGCCTCAAAAACAGGGAGCATGCGCGCGCCACTTCGACCCATGAGGTCCTGCGCTAGCGCTACTTTCTGAGTCGAGTTATCTAGCGCGCCGAGTGCTAGGCCAGTCTCTCGCATGAGATCGGAGCCGTTTTTCAGCTCCCCTGAAGAGTCCCTCACCGATACGCCGAGCAATGCGAAAGCTTCCGCTTGTTTTGCCGCGCCGTTTCCTGCCTCGTTTGCATTCCTTTGCAGTAGACGAAAAGAGGCAGTGAATGCGCCAGCGTCGATGCCTCCAAGATTCGCTACGTGGCGCCATCTCTGGAGATCCTGAGTGGCCACTCCGAGCTGAAGACCCGTCTTGTCGAGCTCGTCCCCAGCCGCGCGCACTTCTTCCGTCATCGAACGGAGACCTCCGATGATAGCGGTACCCGCAAGCGCTACGGCGATGCCTTTGAGCGCGGTCGAGAAATTAGACGCGGACTCTTCCCCTTTTTTTAGGGGGCCATCGTCCACTTCCATTCCGAACTTTGCGAAAATTTCACGTAGCGCCATGGGTCATCTCTGGGGGGATTCCGCTTCCAAAAAAACATCTAGAACGTCGTGGGCGTCTTGGACGTCTTTCAGCGTCCACTCGCTCTCGACTTCGACTAGTGACGCGCTGAATCTGTCCGAGGAAACGACGCGCCATATGAACCAATCTAAACCCTCGGGGAGGGCGATGCTTCTTCCGGTTTGAGGAAGGCGGCGGCGGCTCCGCTTGCCTTGATCTCGTCCAAAAAATCGGAGTAGTTCACCTCCAAACAGAAAGCCAAGAATTTGAATTGGTCCATATAGCGATTGACGAAAACGATATCGAAAATTGCTTCGGTAGCCTGGACGAAGTCGGATTCCGCGTTCTTTTTGAGATGCGTTTGCGGCAACATTTGCGCTAGCAAATCGTCGACGTCGTCTTCATGCATGTGCGAGGAAAGCAGCGTCGCCATTCGCTCTAAACGTGCAGCGCCGAGATCAACTACCGCGCCGGAACCCACCATCGCGCCCAATGCGGGTGCGATGATTCGGGACAGCTTCACCAAAAGTCTACGGCCCTTTTTTGCGCCGAGCGGTTGTACCCGAGCTGTGATTTCGGGTTGATCTTTGCCTTCGTGTCCAGGGAAAGTTTTTACCTTCGTGTCATTCTTCGTTGTCATCTTTTACCCTCCTCAAGGCGTTCAGATTTTCAGTTCCCGCCGTCGATCCGCGCGTCCAAAACGCCTCGGATTTTCCACGTTCGCGTCTTAGGTCCGCTCGCATACGTCACGTCAGGGGGCCCTGAGATCCAAGCTGATGCAGCCTCGTAAATCGAGATTCCGTTGCCGTCTTGAATCGTCACCGGAAGGATTCCCGCGCCGTTTGGAGTCGACTTGTCTAGGGTCAGGATAGCGTCGAGAACCGCATTAGCGGGAGCCGTTTGAAGCATGTTGATTTCAATCGTGACTCGATCGTCATTGGTCTTGAAACGCACCATGCGGCCATCCGCGCCAATCATGTCGTCAAAGACTGCGGAGTCTCGAACGATCGTCAGGATGTCGCCTTCGTCGAAGCCGGTGATACGCGATCCACCTACCAAAACTATGAGCTCCGCTACGTCGTATGTGTCTGGGTTTGCCATCGTCTATGTCCTCAGTCTACGAAATTGAGCGTGATAAAAAGTGTGTTGATCGCGCCGGCAATCTGCGCAGTGATGGTCATCCCACGAAGGCGACGGGCCACCTTGTCCGCGATCAAAACCTGGGCAATCGTCGGAGCCTGCACTACCAAACCGAAGTCTCCATCGAGAGCATTCAAAGGTGCCGCGGGAGTCGTGAGCAAGAGAGTCAGTGGCGCTTTCACGGCTTGGACAACGATGGCAATGCCTGCGCTCGTAAACGGAATCTTCTCCGCAGAGATCAGCGCCTGGGACCACCCCTCGGACACCCGAGCTACAGCAAGGTCAATCGATCGAGTGGAGTCGAAATATTGACCTCCCGCGGACACTCCGTCGAACGTAACCCCGATGCCTTTGAGCGAGGTGTACCGATTGACATTCTGAGTGTCGAGATTGCCGATCTCGGTACCTGTCAGCTTGTCAGTGCGGACCCCAGAGAGCGTCTGGTACGCCCAATTTGTGGTACCTGGCGCCTTGGGTAGCTGCTCCCCGAGGAAGCGCGCTCCAGCCCAAGACAAGAGCGACGACCGGGAGAAAATGAGGCCGCTCCGCATGTACGCGGCGGCGGCGAAGACCGCGCCGATGTTCCCCGCAGTAGCGCTCAAGACTTCCGTATCCATGGTTGCCGAAATCGCAAGCTTCCCGTTCGCCTCAACCCACACAGCGGCGGCGGCAAGCGTCGCCTTACCTGCTACGTCATAGTCAAGGCCGTACCAGTCATCGTCTTCGAGCGCGATAGCTGCAAGGTCTGCGACGATTCCAGGATCTGCGGTTTCGTCCAGAAGCCGAAGCTTGTCGCTGCCGAAGACGGGAAGACTAGCGGACTTCGTATCTACAAAATCGAAAGCCTCCCCGTCAGTGTCTGCAGTGACGGAAATATGCGTGGTATCGTCCACCGCGGACAGCCCTGTGACAGCTTCTACGAGCGCAGTCATTGCGGTGACGATGGTCGCCACCGTTGCCGATGCGAGCACAGTATACGTGATTGTTGTAGTGACCCCGAGGGGGCTTAGAATGTCGAATGCGTAGACGAACCCAGCTTGCGTCGAGACCGGCGTGAGACGCACAGCCTGAGCGAAAGCGGTAGCTCGGCGACCGATCTTAAACACCGGTGGGGCGCTTCCCCCGCTCGTGACTTTCAGCGCGCCCTTGTACGCGAGATCGTTGACAGTGAAACCGTCAGCGAGCATCGCTGCTGCGGTAGAGTACGAGCGCACACGCTCCGGAAAACGGCTATGAAAACAGGCGAGAAGCGGCGTTCCGAAACCTGCTTGCGTCACTGCCACTCCCCCCCGCGTCACTGTGATTTGAATAGGCTCGGTCATGTGGGGAACTCCATTTCGGTAACGTTAGGTGGAGCCGGGAAATTTTCGCCGGCTTCATCCTTAAAACGCGTTGTGATTTCGATCGACTCTATAACGCCCGTTCTGAAAGCATCCGGCGCAACTTCCGCTACGCAATGCTCGAAGAAAAGTTCGAGCACTGCTACCGATCGTCGACGGTCATCGTAGACAGTCGGGATAGGTACGGTTTGGCCGGTATTCATCAGAACCAAACCCTCCGCGCGAAGCCCATCACGCACGTAGTCGAGACTAAGGCGGGAGCGCAATAGCTCTAAGTACGCGCCGGCTTCTCTATCCGCGGTATGCGTGAAACTCTCGACTCGAATCTCACAAGTGAACGTGCGCCGGCCTGTGACCCGTTGACGCAAAGGTAGCGCCGGCGCAGCGTCGCCAGTGTCGTCATAGCTGACTGAATCTTCTCCGGTACGATTGCGATTTTTGATCTCGTAATACGCTGCGGCGCCGGCAACGGGGGACACAAATTTACGCTTGCCGTCTACCTTCGTAGCGTCGAGACCTGTACCAGACGCAATCGCAACGGCAAGAGCTGCGTCGATCGCTGGCCAATTCGCGCTCATCCTTTTTGATCCCAACTCACAGCGGAGCGGAGCTGACCCGAAGCGATCAAAGGAGTCTCGCCACCCATCCCCGTCGCAAGCTTTCTCGTGACGGTAGCCTCTGCAAGCGCCGGATCGATTCCTCTCGCAATGCGTAGCTGTATCTCACCCGCATACCTCGCGCCGAGTAGGTCGATAGCTTGCGTCAGTTCGACCTTTCCCGCCGCCACCTTCTCCATCGCTTTTTTGATTTCGCCTGTGATGCGTGGGGATGCTTCGTCGAACCACGCGCGCAAAAAAGAGCGCTCGGGTATGTCGCCTTCGCCGAACTCATGGATAGTCGCGACTTCCACGAGAGTGAGCGCGGTCGCTTCACCTTTAGCCGAGGTTTTTGGAACTCCCGCCAAGTCGCCCAGGATACCGACTCGTAAATCTCTTCCGGCAGATAAGGCATTCATTCTCTTCAGAAGCGCTTTCGCTCCGTGGTCTGTGTCTGTGACCTTCGACATTAGACGACCAATACGCCCATCACATTTCGCGCACGCATGCGCCGGAATTCTTCACCGTATGTCGTGCTCCCGTCCTTCGAAACCATGCGCGCATTCTGTCCGTACGGAGACAACGCAAGCTTGTCCGCGGCGAGATACCCGACGGCTTGCGTAGAAGCTCCTCCCCACATCGACGGAGCCACTTCCAAAACCGCAGCGGCAAGGAAAGCGCTCACCAGAGCATCGCCGGCTTCGGCGAACTCAGGGAACTGAACTCGAAATGTGGCGAGGGTCACGAGCTACTTCGCGTCGAGTTTTTCGATGCGCTCCTTAGCTGCGAGCTGCACAATTTCGGAATCTGAATCCGCGATAATCGAAAGCAGAGCGCGCCGATCGTCGAGCTTTTGAATCGCCTCGATCAAGCTGCGTTCTTCGTCTGCCTCCGACGGTACCTTGTCTGCCTTGGCTGGGGCGCGCTGGACCTTGGCTGCCACAAGAATGCCCGCATCGACCATGCGCTTGTAGGCTGCCATCTTGCCGATTGCTTTCGCGTAGTCCGCAGGCACATCCGTGGTCTGACGACCGGGGAGAGTCAGCCGAGGAAACGCCTCTACACCTGCAAAGATGATGGGGTTCGAGCCTGTATTTTCAATTTTCATAGTACGTGTATCCCTCACCTAAAAACCCCGCTCCGGTATGTACCGGAGCAGGGTGATGCGATGCGATGCAGCGCGATGCAGCGCGTTTTTTAAGCTGCGTTGTCTGCGTACACAGCGCCCAGCGGGTGTTTCATGTGCAAGCCGGCGATCTTGCCTACGACATTGGTGCGGATCATCAGGCCCTGTGCCTGCGGAGGCAGTGCCGTAGGCTCTTGTGGAACATCGAGCTCCATCGTCGACGCGTCTCGGTTGTAGGCGATGATGCGGGGGCCAGCATCGGCTGCGGCGGTGTCCAAGTACTCTGCGGACTCGATGAGAGTCAGCTCCGGACGTCGCTCCCGAAGCGCTTGCAAAACGCTACGAGTATTGTCGGCGCTGAAAGTGGAATCATTGAGGAGCTCGTACTGTGCAGGTGGTAGGAGCAAGGTGTTTGCGATGATGGTGCGCCTCGTTTGCACTGCTACCTGGGAGAGCATCGAACTGATGTCTGACAAGATTTCAAGCGCGGTAGCGCTTGCCCACGTGCCATTTCCCAGCGTGAGAACCGGAACGTCCGCGTTGTTCGCAAGCCCAGTGACTCCCACTTCCGGAGCGCCGATGATGCCGATCTCTTCCAGCTTATTTTCAAACGCCATTCGCGCGGTAGCTGCGCCCTCTGCGTCGAGTGAACCGCGTCCAGCGAGGCTCGCACGGCCCATCTGGTCGTATGAGAACTCGTACCCCGAAGCGACCGGAAAGACCGCGTATGTGTCCGAGCTGAGGACCTGATTCACGACTGGGATATCATCGCTCTGGTGAGCCATGATCTTCGCGCGGCCAACCATCCCCATGCGGTCAAAACGCACAGAGGTCGCATACGGATTCGTGTCAGAAGCGACCGACATAATACGTCGCGCTTTCTGCGTAGCGTATTTCACATCCATCAACTCTGCCTTGACGTGCAAAAGGGCCTGGGCAGCGAGCATCGTTTCATTCGCATCCATGCGCCAACCCATAAGGTGAGCAACGTGAGAGCGGAGAAGGAGTTCTTGTGGGTCCATGATGTCAGCTTTCAGCCGAGGAAGACCTTGCAGATCGTGTCGTCTGCGAAGTCTCCCTGGAAGGTGTAAGGGGTAATCGTGGCGGTATCCACGCTAGAGACAGTCAATGCGGTAGCTGCAACGCGTCCAGCGTTAGCTCCCGTGTGAATGACGAAAACCGACGCACCCTCAGTGACTGCGCCTACGCAAAGGACGTTCATTACGCCGCGCTTTGCGACGCTTAGAACGTCTCCGATAGCGAAGCCGGTGTTCGGCTCCCGAAGCAAATCAAGCACAGCAAAACCAACTCCCGCGTTTGCTACCTCTCCCGTGGTAGCGGGAAGACGGACCTTCGCGCCGGTCGATCCTCCGTCGGAATCTCGCACCACAAAACGTCCAGGAGGGACCACCGCGGCAGCGATATGGGTAGCAGCATAGCGTGAGCCAGTGTCTGCAAAAGTACCGTCCAGCGCGCGCGCGGGTTGGGTCGTGTATGTCAACTGAGGCATTAGTTTACCGCCTTAGATGCTGCCTTGGATGCAGCGATGAAAGCGGCGCGCTGTGCGTCCGCTGATGGAATTTCGTTGACGCTCGGAGTGAGCGCTTCGAGTGCATCCTTGCGGGTGCTTACGGAAGGGCCAGACACTTTCAGAGTGTCGAAAATCGCGGTGACGTACTCAAGACTCTTGCCTTCAGTCACGACCGAAGAATCCGCCTTTGCGATCGCTGCGGTCATTACTGTCAGGTCATCGCCGTCGCACTTGAAGTCCACGCCGCCGAGCACGCTAGCGCGAGTCTCAAGAGCAACGCGAGCTGCTACGAGCTTCGCCACAACCTCGGGAGAAGCTGCCGAATCCAGACGCGACTTGTGCTCCTCAAGGGCCTTCTCCGCAGTCACGAGCTTGCCCTCGGCGGCATCGGCTCGGGAAGTCTCCAGCGCCAACAATGCGTCAGCGTCGGCCCCAACTTTTGCAAGGTGCGCCTCGCTTCCGTACTCGTATTCCTTACCGTCAATCTTGATAACCTTCATGATTTTTTCGCGCTCCTTCTCCGGCGCGACTGCGTCCGGTAAAACATTCCCTGCATCGTCGAGACGCAATCGAATTTCTTTCCCCGCTCGTCCCCAATTGTCTGGACCCAGGCCGATGTGGTTGTAGCGAATGTCTCGCTGAACGACGTCGTAATCCTCGCCACCGTACGTGCCTGGGGTGAGCTCCAGATTACAGGTGTACCCGCATGAGACTTCACTCAGATCCCCGCTGTCGACACTCGCTATGGAGTCCGCATCGAGTACGTAAAGATCCGTCGCCACGTGGTCACCATCTTCGCGTGAAGAGTCGCCTGCGTGGCCGATGGCGAGCGTTTTCCAGTTCGCCGAGGTGACGGGTTCCACCGGGTGGCGGTTCGTCACCGGCGCCCCCCTTAGCGTCGCTAGGGATGCCTCTGAGAAAACCTCTTCCCTGGGCCGGTACTCGCGCTGCTTCGACCCATCCGCGCGCGTGTACGTGAGGATACCGCTACGGGTTACCGACGCGGGTACGCGAATGCCGCCGGACGGGGTAGCCTCCGCTTTCGAGAGACGTCCCCCATATGTACGAAAAACGCTTGACACCCCCGCAGCTAAAGCCTCGCTCACCTGGAAGTCAACTTTCTTTTAGCATCTTTCAAAAAGTCAAGTCCTCATAGTCCCAAGAGCGAAGCGGTATCCGGGATGCCCACGCACCTGCAATTAATGGCGCTGCCAGGCCAAATCGTCTCCCCGCTTCTCGGGTCGACTGCGCCGTTTGCGTAGCTAAACCGCTCGCCTTCAAGGCTCACGTGGTCTTGCTGTTCGGCGGGTTCATTGCCACGGACTACCGAATCTCTCGACGTGCTCCAGATAAAATGGGTGACGCCAAGATTCTGGTGCCGTTCCCTAGCGATGTTTGCGTTCAGAGTCAAGACCTGATCCCTCGCGATAAGCTTCGCGCGCCGCTCCGACATTCCAGCGCGCTCCTGAATGGCCTTGACAATCGTCCCTCGGGTAGCTCCCTCCCCCGTCAACTCGCCTATTAGGCTCTCGATAGTAGCTGCGGTCTGTGCAGTCACATCGGTGATCAACGAAACGTTGTCTCGCACAAAACCTGGCACCGCGGACCGGAGCGCCGCCGGCGGGGAGATGCCGAACACTCTCCCAACCTGCGCTGCGCCGAACGCATCTGTCAGAGCAGCGACGCCAGCTAGGTCCCCCTGTAGCTCCGCTGCATCCTCCGCCATTCTCAAAAGGAGCCCCGAAATGCGCCGGGAAAAAGTGTCCTCGCGCCAACTGTCCGCGCGTCCCAGATTCTCCGCCTCCACTATGCGAAAAACCTCCTTGTAAAACTCCCGAAAATAATCTCTCAGGAGCTTGAAATACGCCACCTCCACTGCAACGGGCTCGGGGGGTCTGCGCATATCCACGGCCTTCCGAGTCGCTCCTATGCGAGGCCTGCGTCGCTCTTTTACCGCGCTCGTCCTACTGCGCCTCCTCGCCAATCCGCTCTGTGCCATCCATGTCCTCCGCGTCCAGCGCTTCGAAGCTCGCTGGTCCTTGAGGTAGCGACATCATCTCGTCTATCTCCGCTCTCGCGAGCTCGCGTCTCGCGTCGAGATCGATCTTCGTCGACGGGTTGAAACCCTCGCCGCCGAAACGGGATAGTGCGACTTCTTCGGCGAGTACTACGCCTGTGCTGATATATTTCGAATCGACGTCCGCCTGCTTGCCTCGGATCTCCGCCTTCTCCAGATCGTTGAGCTGGTACAGAGCTGCAAAATCCAGCTCCCACGCTTCGGGCTCTATGCCTCGCGTCGGTCCCTCGCTCGCTCGGAAGAGAAGGGAAACGAGGCGTTCGATCGCGGGTTGGAGTACACGCGTTTGCTGCACTCTGACGTCATCATACCACCACCTCAAATCGCTCTCGCCGGTAGCGTCCATCCCCGCGGGGGACATGCCGAAAAGGATCGTCGCTGGCATCCGAGCCGCTGCGCAAAGCCGGTAAACAGCACGGTCAAACATTTCGGGAACGCCGCCGAGGGGCGTTGCTTCGCGCTTGAAATCTTCGCCGTCAGCATCGAGCACGATAGCGCGAAGGGTGCTCCGCGATTGCTGGATCAAACGCATGCGCTCCTGGATATTTTCCGCTTTCCCCGAAGCGACCATATCGGCCAATCCTTTCACGCGAAAAACGGCTTGGGACATGTCCGTCATCAGGTGCGAAATCGAAGCCCAGGATGCATTGAATGTTTGCAGAGGCTTGCGCACGCGATGGAGAATGCTCCAACTCCACCCCCCATTCTGGCGCTTGCGTCGCCTGCTTGTACGCGTCGACTCGAACGTGATCAGACGCGACTCATGGATGAGGAGTTCGCCTTCATTCCTGCGAGTGGTAGCGTCCGCAGGAATGATTTTGTACAGCTCGGGTTTTCCGAATGACGGAGCGGAGGGATCGGTATACCACTGATGAACGTGAAGCTCGGCGGCGCTGAAAACTGTGAGCCAATCGACGCTGCGGAGTCGCGAATCTTGAACGGGAGTTTCGGCTTGTCCCCCGTCATTCACTCCGACAAAAACCGCGCCCCCTCCGTACAGTCTTGACCACGCGATCGCCTCCCCTAGTGCCTCGGCGGTACCTAGCGTTTTGAGGGCATCCATCATCGCGCTGGTTTGCTCGTCAGAGCTCTCTCCGGTCTCCGCATCATCGTCTAAGATGCGCAGGTAAGGGAGTCCCTCGCGTAGCATGTCCGCAGGAACGCGATCAATGATCGTCGACGCTAGATCGTCCTCTGCATAGATCGTCTCTAGCTCGTCCGCGCTCATGTGCGGATACGGGACGATGACGAAGCTCGACAGTTTGTCGAGAGCTGTGCCTACCGACGTCATAGCGCTGGCCCAGGAGTCAAGTCGCCATTGCGAGATATTTTTCATTTGCTCACTCTGCCTCGGCAAAGGCGTTTGGTCTAGTCATCAGATGTCAACCCATATCTTTCAGCCCACTGTCGCACGCGTTCGCGCCTGGCTTCCAAAATGTCGTCTAAAGATTTCGCCTCGGCTACGGGATCGCGAGGCGTTAGCGTCGCGTAGGCAGCTGCCAGTCTGCTTCCGACGAAGTGGCGCATGTGCGTGATTGCCTGGGTCCCTGCGTCTACACTGTCGTCGTGCATCGCTTTCGGGAAATCGGTGTGCTCTTTTTTGAGGTCGCCGATCTTTGGACAGAGGCTCTCGGGAGGTAGCCAGACATTCATGGAGCGCCACACGGCCTCTACGGCGTTCGCGCGCGCTTCCTTGCCCCCTCTCGGCTCGACGCCGACGATTCCGGGTATCTCCTTGCGCAACTCATCCATGATCGCAGGGCCGTTCGCCTTGTCCTCAATGATCAGGTCCGTGGTGATGTGGCGCCACTTCAGCCACAACGCTCGGATAGCATCTTTCGACTCGCCGAAGGTCATGCGTCGCCACACCATGTCAAGGAGGAAAAAATTCCCTCCCGAAGCCCCCCAGACTTGACCGCAAACCGGGTCGCTCGTGTCCTTGCCTTTGAACGCCAAGTCCCAAGAGTGGGTCACGCGGTCGAGGCGAATGCCGGCCGGCAAGTTGTCAGGCCCGGGAAGCCAGTCTTGGAAATAGTCCTCCTTGAAAATCCCGCCCCCTTCCGCGACGGGATTTTGGTTCATTTGTCCCTCGGCTTGCGAGCCCAAATCGTCCTTCAGTTGTGCGACTTTTTTCGCATCGAAACGCGACGGCCAAAGCAGCTCTCCCGGCTCGCTCCGAGGGTCCTCGAAGGAATGGCCCGACCAGATCGTCTTGCAGGGCGTACGCGGGTTGTACTCCATCGGGAGCTTTAAGACCGTGTACTCGCCTGTTTCCTCGCACATCGCCGCCGTGTCGAAGGTGGATAGGCGCTGCATGATTCCAATCTTGCGCGTCGACGTCGGGTCGCTCATTCGAGTAGCCATCGTCTTGAACCAGAAATCGTTCGCGAGTTGCGTAGCGTTTCGATTGCGAGCGTCCTGCACTTTGAGGAGGTCGTCGAAAACGAGCACGTCCGCATGCCGTCCGGTTACCGTCCCTCCGACGCTGGTCGAGTACCTGAAACCTTTCGCAGTTGTCTCGAAAAACTTGATTAGCTTGCTCGACTTCGTGTCAATCGCGGCGACGTTGCCCCACCTCTTTTGATAGAAGTCCGACTGCACCAAGTCGCGATGCTGCTTCGCATTTTTATTGCTCAGCTCCTGTGCGTAGGACGAGTAAATGAATTTCGTTTCGGGCGCTTGGGTCCAGACATGCGCGGGCCACATTGTTGAAACGAAACCGCTTTTCGACGTCGCCGGCGGGATGCAAATAAGGAGGTTCTGAATCTGTCCGAGGCGCACCGCGTCCAGGTGCTCGCACAGCGCGCCGTGGTGCCAGTTCCATTCGAGCCGATGTGGCTCGAACTCAGGCCAAACCAGGGGTGCGAACTGGGACAGACCCCCTCGCTTGCAGAGCGCCACGTCAAGCGCCACTGCGTCGGAATCGCAAAATTTCCCCAAGTTCTCCTTCGGCGTGAACCTCCGGAAAGTGCCGAGCGTGGTCACGCTCGGCCCCCACCTCGGCGACCCTTCGCAATGAGGCGACGGAGCTCAATCATTTCTGTCAAGCTATAATTATCGTAATTTACGGTGTTGACTTCTACGACGTCCGATGCTTCCCCCGCTGCGAGCCGCTCCATGTCAACCCCCGTTTTCGCCGCTCGGATAGCGTCCGAGGGATCGAGGATACCCTCCGGTAGCTGTTCGAAGGAGGACTGCGCCGCGAGCTGTAGTTGGGTCGCAAGCTCTGCGTGGCGCCGATGCATCTCTGCAGTTGCGCTGACGTTGGCTCGAAATCCAACATCGGCCCGGTGGGATTCCCAGAGCATCGACCGGATTCGCCAGTCGAAAGTCCAGGCCGTCATATCGTATGTCCTGAGATACTTTTCCTCCGAGCGCGCCAGGAAGGTCGGCCTGCGGTCCTGAATCGGGAGTTCCAGGTACCTCCTGAACGATTCGTAGTCCGTTTCGCTCTCACCCGGTTGCTGGCCCCAGGGGTGCCCTTTAGGGCTCTTGGCATCCGCCTGGGCCCTTGCCACGTTTGAAGCCATAGCCGCGGTCTCTGCTACCGCCACGGCCCTGCGATCGCCCTTCTTCGTGGTATGGCTTCGCTGCTTCCGGCTTTTCAGGATTGCTTCGATGGCTCGCCAGCCCGTCGGCTTCGGCTTGAGCTCGGATTTTGGTTTCGGCTTGGTCATCCTCGAAAAGTACCTCCGAGGTGCCATCCCGACAAGCCCGAGGGCGACTACTGAACAGAAACCCAGTGTCCAAAATAAACCACCCCCCCGGTAATGGCCTCAGAGGCCCAAAAGAGGATATTCCAAGTGCCTAGAATCATTGAACTTTAAAATGGAAATCGCATAAAACGCACCCCATATAATAGAATTACTCTTTTATTTATATAGTTCGTTTTTTCATGACCCTCATTAAAGAGAAGACTAAAAATATCTAAAAAGGAGTGGACAAGCGTGGGGCTACGTGAAAAGATGGTATTCCCCGCTATGAAATTGTACAAAACCCCCCTCAATCCTAGGTAAAAAGAATGACTGAAATCCCCTTTTCGACCTTCGCGAATATAACCACTCGCCACCCCAAAAAAACTAATAAAATATTCCCGTGCGTAAATCCGCACGTTTTCCACTACCAGCGGAAAGAAAAGGCCCCCCTATTCAGTCCAGCGGTCTGGCCGGAGGGCGCGACCCGGTCTGCCAAGGCGGTCGTTTCGGTCTCTTTCGGGGTCCTAGACCTGGACAAACTGACCCATTCCCAGCTCCTCGACGTACATGCGCGCTGCGAGGGCGTCCGCGCCCTCCTTTACACGACGTGGAGCCATGGGGCGCAGGGGTCAGCGCAGGGACGGGAGGGCGACGCTAGGGCTCTAGGGGCCTACCATGAGGGAGGCTCTATTGAGGGAGAGAGGCTCCACTGCATCCGGCTTCTGGTCGAGCTCAGTCGCCCCGTCCTACGAGAGGAATGGCCCCTTTTTTGGCCTCAGATGAATGCCCGATTTGGGGGGCTCGGCGACACACAATGCGTCGACCCGAGCAGGATGTATTTCATCCCGAGCGCGCATCCCGAGGACAAAGGTACGGAGGCCTTTTTGGACCTCCCGGGTGCCCCCTTGGACGTCGAGGAGCTGCTAGCAGGTGCCCCGGCACCGGCCCCTGCATCCCTCGCGAAATCAGCTACTGGGAGGGTCCACTATCAGGAGCTCCATGACGATCTCGAAAGACTCTCAAAATCCAAAGCTAAGCGAAATGTCAAGGCCGCAGGCTGGGCTAAGGCCATGCTGAAGGCACTAGGAGGAAAGCCGCTCGCGGAGACCAATCGCGACAATGCGATGTTTGCCTGCGCCGGCGTCCTTTCGCGCATGTACCCGAGGGTCGACCCGGAGGCGCTTGCCGAGCATTTCCGCCGAGGAGTGGAGGCGATGGGAGCGGACGCGCCGACCGTGGAAATCTTCGCCGACAAAATCAGGCGAGACCAAGGCAAGGTCCAGACCGAGGAGCAGGGCAAGCAGGATGCGCGCGACGCGTCCCAGACCCATCGCATCGCTGCGACGTTGGAAGGCCGCACCGCACCCTATGCGGAGGCAGACCGCGCAGCGCTCGAAGGCATCGCCGGGGGGCCACTCAAAAACGCCTGGATTTTGCAAAAAGACCGCGCCTTTTATTTCCTGACCCTCCTCGGATACCGCGGACCTTTTACTCGAGACGAGATGTCGGCGCGCGCCGTCGCTGACCTCGCGCCGGCGATCGATTTCGGCGTCGTGCCGTTCGCGCTGACCGAGGAGGGAAGACAGACAAGTATACCCCCTGGCGCGCTAGTCATGGACTACGGACGCGTAGTGAGGCGCGTCTCGCTCGATCTTTCTGCGGACATGTCCCGATTGAAAGACGATGAGCTGATATTAGCGCCATGCCCCGTCCGTCCAGAGCTCGCGCCGGAGCATTCTCCGCTGGTAGAGGAGTGGCTCAAGGCGATGGCAGCCACCACGCAAGACCTCGACATTCTCCTGGACTGGCTGGCGACCCTTCAGGACGTCTCGACGCCCAATATCGCCCTACTCATAGAAGGCCCCCCGGGATGCGGAAAGACGCTTTTCGCGCAAGGATGCAATCGACTCTGGAGCAAAGACGCACCGGTCCCTCTGGAAAATGTTTTGG